CCCCAAGTCCAGTCTGCCTTTCGTTCTGTTTCATCAAACTGTACCTTATTTATACCATAATGAAATTAATTTGTCAAGGCCTTTTTAGATTCCTTTTTCTTTTTTTTCTGTTCCTGCTGCAATAACATAACCAAATGTAGCTTCTTTCTTATCACCTCTTGCTATTTCCAACACAACACTTGGACGGTCAGCAAAATCTTTGTATTCAACATAAACTTGCTTGACAAAAAAAGGCAAAGGTATCGGTGCTCTCATGCACTTACCTAATTGTGTTAGAACATACATTCTTGCCAGAGTTTCTTCTTCACTTACTGTATCGGCTTTCAGAACTTTTAGAATAGACTCTTCATCTCTACAAATAATAGCAGCGGTAACATAATCTCCTTTTGACCACGCATAGTTTCTTGGCGGGTTTTGTGATAAACTAGCCGTTGGCCACAGCAGTCCTATCATCATTAATACCATCAGTAGGTATTTCATTTTCCTTTCTCCAAGCATTTACAGCATCTTCCAACATAGGAAGATAGTCTGTCTTATTTTTGATAAACTCTTGAACAGTACCATCTTCAGTCACCACAAGGATAACAATCTGATTTAGTTCCATTCCAGTTCTCTCTTCAAACATTTCAGCATATGCAGATGTTTGAATGTAGTAATTTTCATTCCACTCATCAGACCGTTCTTTCGTAGATGTTTTAAAATCTATGATAGATAGGGTATCTTTATATTCTGCGATACAATCAACACGACCTGCTACCTTATATTTATCACTGTATAGGCCTGCTTCTTGTGCGTGAATATTATCAACATTACAAAGTGTTTTGTCCCTCATTTGTTTAAACAGACACCAAGGTAAAAAGTTTTTTTCGTGTTTCTTAAATTCTTCTGGAAAATTTAGATGCACATTGTTTAGATAATCTTCGCACATGTGGTGAACTTTGGTGCCTCTTGATGCAGCAGTACGAGCAACATAATTTGCAACATCATTACCCACACGTTTACGCCACTCCCAAAGTCCCTCTTTCTTTCTATTAGATAAGACTGTAGTGATAGAGGGGTATTTGTTTCCCTCTGGCGTTACATAAAATCTTTTACGATTTATTGTTTCTGTCGTTACTTCTGGTAGGCTTGTCTTCACATGATTGAACATTTTCGCTTTCTTTCATATTAAATGATACATTAACTTCTTTTATTTTATATTCTTCTGGAACTTTACCCCATCCAACAACACGGTCCCATTGACGTTGAGTATACTTATTTTTCGACATCACGCATCCTATCAACTAACCTTTCTGCCCGTCTTCCTACTTGGCGATACCAACGACTATCAACCATTTCATCTGCAGCTGCATCCCAATCTCTTGCATCTACACCACGTTTCATTCCAACAAACTTAGACAACCTAGGCCGACCGAGATTGAACATCATATTTGCAATTATTTGTTGAGCTTCCTCTGGCAAATCTTCAAAGTCTGGGTAAAGGATGTTGCAGTCTGACAAGACGATTTCGATATCTGATTTGAAGGCTTCAACGCATCGATCAGGAGAAATGGCGGTGCCCACTGCAAGTCCGTTCTCTGGGTCAGATTCCGTAACCAGATGACCAATACCAAAAGTAGGATAGCCAAGATGGTCAAGATAAATTTCATGTACAACCCCCTCATCAACTTCTAATTGTTTTCTAAGTTTATCTATATTCATTACTCTATTCCTATTCCCATCTTGGTTTTGTTAATGAGATAGTTACGAACAAATCCAGACCGAACTATATCTCCTATGGTAAATTCCGTGCAATTGAACTCATCCATCTCTTCTAAAATGTTTAGAAAATCATGTAGCCCATTTTTCTCATTTGTCTTTTGTAAGTCTGTCTGATTAAAATCACCACAAAAAACAATCCTAGAATCTTGGCCCACCCTAGTAATAATCGTATCGAGCTCGTGAAAGTTTAAGTTCTGACATTCATCTACTATAATGATACTGTTATCAAATGTCAATCCCCTTAGAAAAGAAGTTGACAAAAAGAATAAGCTACCCTGATTTTTTAATTTATCATACAAACTATTAAATGCTTGCTCATTTGGCATTTCAAACATGAACTGAACCATGTTTTGATATGGTATTTGATATAACGCTGATTTATCTTCTTCATCTCCGGGCAAGAAACCAATCTCTCTTGTCGGGATAAGTGACCTTACTAATATAACTCTCTCATATGGTTTTTTTAAATCAAAGATATCATTTAATGCTAGATACAAAGATACAAAAGTTTTACCTGTTCCAGCACAACCAAAAAGAAATTGATTTTTACCCTTTTTCCAAGTGGCAAAAACTTGTTTCTGATTATCAGTTATAGGTTTAATAGTGACTAAACTATTACTGTTTAACTCTTTGTTTTTCTTAGTTGCCATCACATATCCTATTTATAAAATAATGGGGGAAGTAGCCTAGGTTCTACTCCCCCCACTGGTGCATAGGCGGATTGACTTCCCAGCTTGCTGTGACGCTGTGCATCCTTTGCTGAAGTTTGATTTCTCGCCTGCACCATAATTATTTATCCCACCAATGGTTTTTTTCTTTGATGTTTCTTGACAACAGCTTTAGTCTTTAACTTTTTATGAGACTCACCAGTTTTCCATCTATCTGCCATGGGTGAGTTAGGATGGGCAGCTGCAATTTGACTCATCCTTTCATTAAACCCGCCGTCAGTTTTGGGTCCAGCACCCATGACATGATCACCTACCATTGCTGGAGCTTTACCGTGCCACACTCTTTTTACATGTGGATTTTTTTCGATGAACTCGTCATACTCAGCGATGGTCATCGTTTCGTCATATTCAATCCCACTTTGTTCATTAAAAAATGTATAAGTTGGCATTAGTTTTTTCCATTTCATTTACGCAAGATATACTTTTTACTGCCGATGCTTCTGGATACACCGCCAATCCAAATCGTTTTAACTTCTCTGAGTTTTGCTCGATATAAGCATAACAACTCAATTCTGTTTTAAATGTTAAAGGCTCACCACGGTAAGTTTCAACAAGAACACCATCTGGAAAAACATTTGGGTTAGAGAAAAACATAACTATCAGAATTATAAATTCTTTCAAAATTTAAACTCCATTTGTGGCCCAACACGTTTTTCATAGTAATCAACGTCAGCCCTTAACTGTTTTATTTTTATATATGAGTTTTGTAAACTTTTTTGTAATTGAGCAACCTCATTTTTTAAAATATCAACTTCATCGTACATCTCTACGATTTTCTTTTTCTCTTGGTCCTGTAACTGCAAGTGAAGCCACGGGTGAGAATCATGCATCTGTCTCTCCTCTTTGAGTCTCCGACTCATGTAGTTCCAGTAGGGTTCCCTGTCCATTAAACCACTCCGGTATTGAACGCTTTGACCATCTTGCAAACCTCGATTTCTCTAATATATAGTATGTTTGATATGCCATCACCGTATCCTCACCTTTACAATATGGTGGCATACATTGTGGTGGATCAGTGAAAGGAGCGTTCTCATCCATATTTTGAGGGCGACCTGACAATCCCATGTTTAGTCTTTCTGTAGCATGGATTTTGCCATAACGATATGTGTATTCTTGCATAAGACCACGCATATGATTATACAGCCAAAGGTAATTCAACCCACTAGAACGAGCCCAGATGGTGCTGGGATGATTCTTGTGAGCCATTTTGTATAGACCATATTGGTCAGCATACTTATCACCATCAAGGACGCGGTGTGCAGTAGAGAGTATTTGTGCGCTCTCTAGTATCATCTTGACAACGTGTTTGTCACACATCATCTGTGCAGCAATCTTAGGGTCACGATTTAGATAAAAGATATTCATTCCTCTAGGCACTCCTTAACTTTCTCAACAAGATTATCAAAGGTAGCATAACAACCACCTACCCATTCGCCATCTTCAAACTCACGAATATCAAGGTTACCTGCTGGTTTGACTTGTCCATCAATAGACAGTTCACCATCTTCCATTAACGATATTTCAATATGTTTCATTTCTTTTCCCAACGATAAAAAATATGATCACCAATCTCTGTAGTTCTTGTCTTAGTACCAGCCCAATCCGGTTTAACATAATCAGCATGGTAATGTGTGGCACCATCTGTGATATCTAAAAACTCTATATCATTATGTAGGATTAAACCAGCAAAGTCAAGTATTTTCTGATAAGTTTTTTTGTCTTTTATCTTATCAGATTTACCATCACAATACCAACTGAACTGACATCTATTTCTGATAGGCACAGGTTCACCAGTTTTCCATGATGGCTTCATTTGAGCTTGATAAACTACCTCACAAACGGTGTTTGGAAATCTACGATCACGCACCCGATTCAATACAACAGCAGATACAGCAAGTCTTCCGGCTGTACCTTGATCTCTTGCTTCATGATACATGTTTACAGCAAGACATTCTTTGGCTGCAGTTTTGTTTTCTGGTAAGTTAGAAACGGCAGGGACAATTATCATCATCCCTGCCAAGAGAACATCAGTGAAACTCATTTAAGGTAACAGGCACCCGTCCAGTTGATGGCATATCCACCGTCGAGGATGTTACCCCGAGCAGCATTCCGAGCAGGAGCAGAGTAACCAGCTGGCATCAAAATGTCACCCTTCTTGAACTTCTTGTCGTTGTCAACACCAACGACAAATGCCTTGACACCACCACCCTTCTCCACAATCTTGATGTATTTTTTACCATACCGAATGTCAAAATTGTCAGCATAGTCGGCATTCATCTTTGCCGCAGTGTCCGACTTGGTGGGGGGCATGAACTTCGCATAGTCAGCAATCATGGCAGCCTTCATCTTACCAAGACCAGACAGAACCGACTTAGAAGCGTCTTTCACATAAACAGTCATTACTCGTTTTCCTCTTCAAACATTTCCTTGGCAGCTTCCTCAATCTCATCAGGGAAGTACCCCATAACACACATCCGCTTCGTGCAGATTTCAAGGCATTCTTCGTAAGTCATGTCAATAACCTCTTTGTTTCTCACTATATCTAATAGTACCATGTGGTATGGGGTTTGTCAACAGAAAAATGAGCTTATTTGAAGTTTTTTTATACAATCTCCGTTTGTTTTAGGAAATTCAGTTGGTCTGAAACCTCTTCAAGATAGTCAATATTCTCACTTGAGAAAGTCACGACATAAACCTCATTCAAATCATCATCTGCCATGATGTTTTTAATGGAGTAAGAAACTCCATGACCCTCAGAGAATCTTGGCAGTAGACCAAAATCAAACTCAGGATTCGGATATACAGTGAATTGGTAACTCATATCAACCTCTTTTATTTACTCACTATACATATGATACCATACGAAACGAGGTCTGTCAAGGCAAAAATTAGCCCGAAGCTGGACCTGGCCGTGCTGGATATCCATCCACCTTCATGTAGTTCTCATCCCAATCAAACGCCTCTTTCACCACATTGTCAGATAAACCCTTAAACTTACGATGCAGAGACTTATCCTTTGCTGATACGAGGACATCAGCATCGTTTTCCTGTAGTCCCTCTAGAACCTGTATGAAAAGATTTTCACGTTTATTTTGTGTAATATCAAAGTTACCACCCTCAATAAAGTGGTATAATTTTCTAGACTCCGTATGTAAATCTGTATGTTCTGTTCCTTCTGGAGCATCGTTGCGGTTGAAAGGAACATCGCCCTCTGGGAGTAGCCATTTCATTTTTGGGTCAAATGATGATTTGATCACCATCCGTAATCCATCAGAATTGTTTTCCTTCAACCAAGCAACCTTTTCTTTTTTAGTTTTGAGTTTTGAAACCTTATCCAAGATTTCACTAATTAACAAATTCATATCAAAAATCTCCTATGGATTCTGTAAGATTAGACAATCTCTTTTCTATAAAATAATTTAGTAGTTTGCTACGGTCACCCTCTGGTGCCTCTTGATATGCTCTTAAGCATGACATGAATATTTCCTCTGGTGATTTAGACAAATCGATTAGCTTTTCATTTCTCTGAAAATTTCTTCTCGCCTCTTGATTGGGCAAAGCCATCTCAGCAGGAACTAAAATATTTCCTGTCCATTCAGCTATCTTCTTTTTACCAACAGGTTTTTGTCGTAATCCATCAACAAATGTATTATCTGGTGACAATACATTTGGTATACCGTCGCTGGTATCACCTTTCAAAATGTGCTCTGTAAGATACTCATATGGGTCTATGCCGTTAATAAACTTTTTGGTAATTGGACTATATTGTTTTACATTTGTAAAACGGTGTAATTGTATGAAGTCTTTGTCACCAGATAGAATTAAAGTTTTTCCATTATCATACTCAAGCTCAAGACATAAGACAGCGATGATATCATCTGCCTCGGCACCGTATACTTCAAGGTGTTTGTATGGAAAATAATCTTTTAGCTCTTGTTTAATATCATTGAGGCAACTAAAAATTGCATCCCAATCTAAATTTGATTCTTTCCTATCTTTTTTTCTACCAGCTTTATAATACGGAAAATGATCTCGTCTCCAATAGTGCCGGGAGTCAAAACACAAAATTAACTCACCAAACTCTTCCTTGAATTTTGTTCGATACATTCTCAAGGAGTTCAATATCATGTGACGCACCATGCCCTCATCTGGCTTGATGGTTTTATTCATATTCAGATGCATCATCATACTTGCTAATGATATCTGACTCATATCAACTAAAATCATGCTGGGTCTTTCTCTTCTTCCTTGATAGTGGATAATACTTTTTGAAGTAAATGATAGTCTAAAAAATATTGATTGTCATTTTCTAAAGTTCTTTTTTTCACCAACAAATCAAATAACTCTTGAAGGGGATGCTCAAGTTCTGCTTCGTTATAAATCATTGCTTTCATAGACTCAGATACAAACATCACATAACTAACACCACGTTCATCACCTTCGATTGCCTCTGGAGCTGGAGCTATATCATTTTCAACTAAAACATGTAGGTAGGCAACCATACACTCACTTGCGATTTCATCACACTCTGCTAGTATTCTAGCTTTTTGTAGTTCTTCGCTGTTTTTGTTTAGTCTTTTCCACGGCCCCTTTATTACGTTTCCTTCGTTTTTTGGTCCTTTGCACATCGGCATCTTTCACTCCATTATCTGCGTCATACATCTCTTGTGAATAAACTGTTCCCAACATTGGATAGTAAGTTCCAACATCAAATTTTGGTTCACCCTTTTTAGGACCAGACCAATAATATGCTTGAGCTCGACATATATAACTTATCTTTTTTTCTTGGTGTTCACC